TTCTAACTTTTACGCAAATGATCAATCTTGGGGAATAGTTCCTTTAGAAACAAAACAAACAAAATCATTGTTGGTAGAAAACAGGGGTGAAACAAGATTAGTCGTAACAGACTTCAATCCAAAATCTGATAAATATTTTACAATAGTAAACCCTATTTCGAATTTTGAACTTCAACCTGGTGAAAGTAAAACCTTTGAAGTTGAATATACACCGTTTGACGAGGCGGAAGCAACACATAAGATGGTTGTTAAATTTGATGTCTATGAGGATGGGGACTTAACAAAACCAATAACTGGTGAAAAACTAATATCTGTTTTAACTGGAACTGGTGATTTACGTGATTTGATTGATGATGTAATTGATGATTTTGGTGGTGGTGTTTTAGTAGATGATGATAATGGAACATACGTCACAAAAACACTTTCACGGATTATTCACAAATCATCACCAACAATCGAGTATAGAACAACACCACTTTGGAAGTGTGCAGGGGAAAGTCTACATACCTTTTTTACGGGTTCAAACGGATTAACTAATGATAAATTTTACTTATCTGTTTACAACAAACTACCAAATTCCGCGGAATCCTATCATCAATTTGATATTTCTTATGGTCATAGATTTGGCTCTGGTTCATATCATTTAATTCAAGGGGGTATAACAAGACCATCGCAGGTAATGTATAAAAAATACCTATTAGAATGCTATGAACCAAATCCAACTTCAAGTAAGGCAAGACCAACAAAATTTGAATTCAAAAATGGAGTGAACGGTGATTCTGTTTACTTTATTCAGATGGATAGAGACCAATTCAAAGATATGTTAGACCCAGGAAACTTTGAACTTTGTGTTTCGCCACTTTCTTCGAGTGTCAATCAATTATACAACACTGGAAGTAACTGTACGTTAAATCAATCTTCGACTACGATATACACTCTTATAGACGAGAGTTGGGATGCAAAACAAAATGCAACCGATGAAAAAAGTTTGAAAGAATGGTATTACGTTACATCTGGTTCAAAACGAGATGGTGTATATGGTGAAGAAAGTGATAACGCATGGGGTGTGGTGTTTCCAAGAATAGGTCTAATTGTGTTAGATGGGAATGTGTTGGATCAATCTTGTTCTTTCAACACTGTTACTGCCTCAATTGATGGTGATAACATTTATAAATTATTCCTATCAATAAGTGGTTCCGCCTCAACTACCGTTAGCCGTAGTTTTTCTGGTTCATTTTTTGCTCGTTCAAGTGAAAAGGTAGTTAAAGAAACGTATTTTTGTAGAGTTAGACAAAATGAATTTAACTATTCAACAAATCCAACTTATGTTTCTGGTAGTGATAATGATTTGAAGTATACTTATTTTGGAAGGGATCCTCATTCATACATAACCACCATTGGTCTTTACAACAAAGCTGGTTCATTGGTTGCGGTGGGTAAGGTAAAGAATCCTATATTGAAAAATAGTTCAAAATCATACGTCTTCGAAGTGAAAGTGAGATTAAATTAATGGAATTCCAACGTGGAAATATGGTGTCTCTTGTTTACAAGAATCTCAAAAAAGGAGATTACGAAGTAAAACCATTTCAGACATTTAAGAATTGGAGAATTGCAAGTGATCATTCTGAGACATTTGCCGGTGTATCAACGTTCTATGAAAGTTACGGAATAAAAGTATACCGAGCTCTTTATCCAGAAAACGATAAATACTTCGGTGGTGTTGCAAATATATCTTCTTCTATTTACGAGCGAACATTCACAACTCAAAGTCTTGACCCAAAACTTCTTTGGTATTATTTAGACCACAATTATTACGATAATTTTGACAGAGGAAATGAACCACCAAAGTTGATTGGTTCATTTACGAAAACTTTTCTTTATGAGTCAAGTTCTACTATAATCATACCACAAAATGTTTTCGGGGAAAGAATAAAACCAGGTTCTGTACAAATAGACCACTATGG